TCCAAGAAAAACACAAGATGACAAAGTACGTAGAGACAGAAAGATTCCCCTCACGCAAACCTGTAGGGTGGGGAATTATCCGGAAGTTCATTATGTTCGTGGTGCATATGTACCACCGCATGATTTACATTTGGACTTATTTACGACACTTAGGTCGCATCGACGTCAGAGAAATGTCGAAGATTATTGAGGATGTTATTGAACGTCCTAAGAATCTCCGACACCTCTTCTTGACACAGGAAAACATCACAGTTTTCCCCACGCGAAACAGTCATTCACATCCGACCGCTGCAGCGTTTCGAACAGCAGTGAATCAGTACATGAACGGACTTGTAGTTGCAGCAGGGATGGTGCCATATAATATTTCCATGTCACCAACCGACTCAGGTTCAGGAACTAGATATTTCTACGGTTTGAAGGACTTGGCAACACCATTCCAAGACGACGACATAAGTGCAGAGCATGTATTGATAATGACTGATGTTGACTATTACACCGACATGAACAAATGGTTGGCCTATGGGCGACCCATTTTGGTCTACACCTTCTCCCCCACGAAAGTGGTGGGACGCACAAAGGACTTCGCCTATCGCTTCAGGGGCAATAGGGTGGAGTACAATGTCGCTGGAGGTGGTTTGTATTCTCACGAGTTGTGGGATTACAAGGGTGATGTAGTCAGCGTTCGAGAGCAGCATGACTGTTTGCGCGGAGGAGGCAGGCTGATAGTTTACAATATCGAGCAGCGTCAAATCGAACAAGATCCAGAACATCGATTTGTCGTTTTCACCCCGATGGCGTTTGTCCCTTACCCGTACGCTATGCTCCTTCCAACACAGGAGAAGCTTAAGCGAAAAGTAATACAGCAGGGAGGGTTCTCCCTAATGTATGAACCCATTTCCGATCAACTGTCGTTGGCCAAATCTGGCACGTGGCAGTCGGTAGAAATGTCTGGTAGGGCTTACGAAGCGATAAAATCTCGCATGGCGTGTAAAACGTCACCACCGGTAGTGTCCGACATTGAACGGCTGTTGAGAACCACTGGTTCGCAAACAGCCGGGACAGACGCCCCGTTGCTATTCGACCTCATGGGATTGGAGCTGAAAACAAATGTGGTCAAAACCACAGATGTCCCAACCAATTTCACCCCCATTGGCCCCCTAGCAACTGAAGATAGTAAACCAACCGGCAAAGCCACAACCTCACCCTTGGTATCGGAACCAGCATTGTTTGCTGCGAAAGGCGTCAACTCTGACGTATCGACAATCAAGGGTAGAGTGACTGATGTCAAGAACACGAAAATACCACCACGGGTTTATAAGGACTATGCAAACGAGTTTGCATCACTTATTGTAAAACTCCCTGGCGTCGGCAATCCTTTGACGGTGGAGGACGTGAGGAAACGCCAAAACAACCCACAGCAGAAGGCACGGTATAACATGGTTGCAGCAACAATGTCAACAACATTGCTCAATCGCCTAGAGTGCTTTGTGAAAGCAGAGCCCTACGCGAACGTGACAGACCCACGAAACATCACGACCATGTCACCGGAGCTAACAACAAATTTGTCATGCTTTACTCTGTCTTTTAAAGAGAACGTCTTAAAGCAATTCAAATGGTATGGTCCAGGCAAAACACCAAAACAAATGGTAAAACGTTTGAGGGACCTAGCACTTGGAGACAAATTTGATTGGCTGTGCACCGATTACTCACGGCTCGACGGAACAGTTTCCGAGTGGCTACAGCGCTATGTGGTTCAAGCTACCTATTTGAGATGGGTAGCGGACGACTACAAAGCAGAGCTCAAACGACTCTTAGATCAGGTCTTTATCAAATCTGGTAGGACTGCTCATGGAGAGAAGTTTGATGCAGGCTGGGGCACTCGCAGTGGAAGCCCACAAACGACTGATGGCAATACAATGATCTGTGCGTTTATAGATTATTGTGCTTACCGGTTGCAAGGGTTTACACCGAAACAGGCCTTCGAGAAACTCGCTCTTGTTTATGGGGACGATGGGTGCCGGAAAGCCGAACCAGGCCTTCCGGAGACGCTAGAAGGAGTAGCGCGCGTGATCGGCTTAAAGCTCAAGACGGAATTGGTGTCAATTGATGATCCAGTGCCGTTTTTAGGTCGATATTTCGTAAACCCGGCCACCACAAACGATAGTTTCCAAGACCCAAAACGAACACTGTCAAAGCTGCATCTGACGGCAAACAAGAGCCTCACACCAGCCCAGGCCGCCACCAACAAGGCCACGGGCTACTTGGTTACTGACAAACTAACACCTTTGATCAGTAATTGGGCAAATTCGGTTGTACGAATCACCGGACTCAAACCAAAAGCAATGAGTGCCGAGGAGACATACAAGTGTTCTAATGCTTGGCCACAAAGCAATGCCAGTGCTATCAGGGAAGCTGTCGCTAAGGTTCTAAACATTAGCGAAGCTGAAATGATGGAATTGGCTAGAAGACTTGATGATGTAAAAGAGTTGGATCAATTTCCAGTGGTGCTCGACACGACACGCGAAGTCAAAATCACCGCTGACGTAGAGGGCGAAATTGTTGTGCCAACTCCTCATATACAAAATATCCAAGATGAATTACAACCAGACACAGCTCAAGGACTCCCACGCCCTGTGGGCCCCCAAGGCAACAGCCGCAATGCACCGGCTGCTTCTCGACCTAGTCGAGAAACAGCACGCGTTCGCGGCAAAGGCAAAGCAAGCCGGCCTCTCCCTAGAGGAAGCAAACCGGCAGGCTCTCAGCGAAGCGTTAGACCGTCTAATGCAAGACCTGACCGGACCGAAGATCGAGGGTCCGCCAGACACTGAATGTAAGAACTTGTAAGGATTGGATAGCCTCCAACTATCCCGCTGCTGTTATC